ACACAGATTAACAGTTATACTGGTACTACCAATACAGCAATTGGTAATAGATTATTAACAACTACTTTTAGTACCTATACTGGAACAACAGCACCTGCAAATTATTATAATAAGACACAGATTAAGAGTTATACTGGTGCTACTTCAACTGCAATTGGGTTGAAAGCAAATACTGATAGTCCAACATTTACAACATTTGCTAAATCTATTACTTCTGTCGTAAATGACAATAGTACTTGTATTGCAACAACAGCATGGTATTTTGGTCAGTGCGCAACAGCAAGTCCTTTAATGGATGGTATTGGTACTGTAGGTTCATCAACATTATGGGCACATCAAGATCATGTACATCCAAGAGATACTACTAAAGCAAGTTTAAGCGGTGCAACATTTACAGGTTTACTTACTGCAAATTTAGGTGCAACAATTAATGGTGCAATAATAAATTTAAATAGTAATTCGAATTTTGTAACTAATATAAATGACGGTACTTCAACAGGTACAATTACTTTAGGCGGTACTGGTATACAAGCAATCAATATTGGCGCAAATACAGGTGTTAAAACAATTAACATTGGTAATAATAACTCACCTACAAACATTATTGATATTGGTGGTAATTTAAGTACTGTTTGTATTGGTGGAGTAACTAATATAATTGGTATTGCAGGTACTGCTAACCGTAATGGTATTCGTAATGGCGCATCAAGAATTATTGAATCAAATAAACCAACAGCACCAATAACAGCATTAAATGCAAATTGTACTTTAACCGTTACAGAAGTTCTTGAAATGGGTATTATTGGTTTTTCTGCAAGTGCTACACGTTGTTTAACACTTCCAACAGCACAAGGCGCAACAGGTTTGGTGCAAGCATTACCTAATGCACAAGTTGGCGATATAGTTAGATTTACAGTTTTTAACACTTGTACATGTGGTGTTTGTATTTGTGCTGGTACTGGTGGAACAATTGTTAATCCTGTTCCTGTTACATGTGTTAATAGTTCAAGAAGTGTTATTATTAGAATTACATCAATAACAAGTGGTTCAGAAACAATAAGCGTATATTAATGATGAATATTTATGAGTCAGTTAAGTGAAATTTATGACGGCTGGAAAAATTATGTGTTTCAAGACCCACAAGTAGAAGAACTTGCAAAAAAAAGAATTGCAATTTGTGTTATTAATGAATGTAAAAAATTTAAAGCAAACAAGTCATGCGCAATGTGTGGTTGTTTTATGCCCGCCAAGGTAAGAAGTTTAAAATCAAAATGTTCGCTTAATAAATGGTAAAACATTGTATTTATATTTTATTTTATACTATATTTGCAAAGTAAATTTAAATAATGCTTAAAATTTATAAACATCAAACATATCCCAATAAAAACGAATAATTATATGAAACGTACAAGAAATGAATTTATTGAAAAAGCAATTTTGGTACATGGTAATGAATATGATTATAGTTTAGTTAATTATATAAAAAATAACGATAATATTATAATAATATGTAAAAAACATGGACAATTTTCTCAATTACGTAGTCACCATCTTAAGGGTTAATTAACTGCTACGATAATATTTCACAAAATTATACAAAAATTAATAATAATTAACAAAATTTTTCGTACTTTTACAAAAAATATACTATTTATATGAAAAAGATTAACAAAATTATGGAAAATTTGAAGAACCAAACATTAAAAGTTGTCCGTGTTGATAAACACGAGTTCGAACTTGATAATGGTGATGTGTATCCAATACCTTTCGAATTGGATGTTGATGAAGATATCAGCGTTGAAGAATTTCAGAAGATTCTGGATTCATCAAAAGAACTGATGCTAAAGATACTTGAACAGTCAAATGAATAAGTTATTATCCATACAACAAGTATCTCTGACTCTTGGTGTCACCAAGAAAACATTAAGGATATGGGATAACGAAGGTAAACTCATATCAGTTAAAACCGTTGGTGGACACCGTAAATACCGTGAAGAAGACATTAACAACTACATGGGTGAACACAATGTTGAAGTAGTTGTAAATGGTGTTGCCACATACAGTCGTGTCAGTTCACATGAACAGAAAACCAAAGGAGATTTGGACAGACAGTCTCAGAGGATTTCTGAGTACTGTGCAAAGAAGAAATATAGCGTGGAACACATTATAAAGGATGTCGGGTCTGGACTTTCGGACACCCGTGTTGGTTTTGTTAAACTTGTGGATTTGGTTATTAAGAAAAAAATTAGTAAAATTGTAATCGAAAACAAAGACCGTCTTACCAGATTTCAATTCAATCTGATTAAGACTTTCTTTAACAGTTATGATGTTGAATTGGAATGTGTAGATAACAACAATATATCCAATGAGGAAGAATTTGTGAACGATATTATGATGCTCATGGCTTCGTTCTCAGGTAAGTTGTACGGGAAGCGTAGTGCGAAGCGTAAAAAGGAATTGAAAGAACAAAAACTAAAAGAAAAACAAATTATAAATTAAATATAATAAAATGAAATTATGAACGCAAAAGAATTTTTACAAACAATCAGAGAATTTTTAAACAAGAATTCTGAAATTGAGTTAACATCACCAACGATGTACGACCCAAATAAATTGGAACAAAAGGTATCATTCATCGTTTTTGGAAAAAACGAACTCGGAATTTATAAAAAATTCACAATAACAATTGAAGAAACTGCGCCACCAGTAGAACCCGAAAGATATAATATACAATAAAAATGGAAAAATTTAAAATCAATTACATATTGTTCGATAATTTTCAAAGTAATAAAACATATTTCTTTGAAAAAGAGCCAACTAAGGAAGAATGTAAGTATTGGCTTTGGAATACTATAAATCAGTATGAAAAAGAAACTTTGGATTGGGAGTTAACCATAAATGATATCGAGATAATTAAAATTAAAAAACAATTGATTAAATGAAACTAATCAGGTCGACCAAATGTAGTCTGAAATTCGCAACAGCGAAGAAACAGAATGAACTATCGGTCATCTTGAGCGAATACTCAAAGGTGGTTAATATCTTCATTGACTATTTTTGGTTGAATACTGATAAAGCAACAAAAGGTGAACTCCTTAAACCTATTGTGGATTTACCACAAGACTCATGGTTGTCGGCTCGACTAAGAAAAGTTGCAGCCAGAGAAGCCATTGATATGATAAACGCTTCGAAACAAAGGTGGAAAGAGAAAGCCGTTAAACCACTACATAAAGGTAATCGAATGTATGTTAGTTGTACCATCGCTGATTTAGTACCGACAAAAAATAATGGATATAAGACTGAGGACAGTAGACTCTTTGATGCTTGGTTACACATAGCCTCAGTAGGTAATAAAATAATAATGGATTTACCAATAAAATACCACAAGCACTTCAACAAATACAATAATATCGGTAAGAGACTGAACTCATACATCATCACCAAGAACTATGTGCAGTTCAGTTTCGAGATAATAACTGAGACAAAGAAAGAAGGCACGAAGTGTATTGGTATAGATACTGGTATAAACGCATTAGCAAGTCTTAACAATGGCAATCAATATGGTAAGGACATCAAAGGCTGTATCGAGAGAGTTAAAAGATGTAAGCAGAAGTCCAATGGTTATTATGTAGCCAAGAGAGCATTGAAACAAAGGATTGATGAAACAGCAAAGGAAATATTAGTTAAAGAAACCCCAGATTTAATTGTTGTAGAGCAACTAAAGAAAATGGGATTTAAAAGTAAAGCCAAACGCTTGTTGGCTAAAAATATCAGGCGTTCTATCGGAACTTGGAATTGGAAGTATTGGTTGAAAAGGTTAGAAGCACAATGCGAGATTAACCGTGTTAGTTTTCGCAGTGTAGCACCTTATTACACCAGTACAACCTGTCCAATATGTGGTCATTCCGATAGGGGAAATCGACTCGGAGAAGTGTTCTTGTGTCTCAGTTGTGGTCACGGAGACAATGCAGATATAAATGCGGGTAAGAACATTTTGAATCGGTTTCTCACGGGACAATACGGTGCTCGTTACAAGGAAATAAAGGATGTGCAAGTTTGTGCAGATTTATTTTAACGGTTGTCCCAAATGTTCAATGTCCAAGGGCGAAAACATAATTAAAAAATATTTAACAAAAAATAAAATAGATTTTGTGTTTCAAAAAATGTTTAATGATTGTAAATACATATCAACATTACGTTTTGATTTTTATTTACCAACATACAATATTCTAATTGAATTTGATGGAATACATCATTACAAAGCATTTAATTATTTTGGCGGTGAAAAAACATATAATGACACAATAATTAAGGATAATATAAAAAATGAATATGCTAAAAATAATAATATTATTTTACACAGATTATCATACATTGATTTAGATAAGAATATAGTAGAAAATAAATTAAAGAAGATTTTAAATTCATATTATTGTTGAAAAAATGGTAATTAAAAACCATTTGTAGTGAGAGCATAACTGTCTTCAAGTGCTATACCTTGAAATTCATCAACATCTAAAGAAAGTTTTTTAAAACCAGTAAGATAAATAACAGTACCATTTACATTAACTTCAAGTTTTCCGCTTAAACATGATATCGTTTTAACATATTCTCTTTTTTTAAGTTCAATTATAGCACCTTTAGGAAGAAAATAAAAAATTGTAATGTCTTCAGAATTATTTTCATTAATAATTTTATGATATTTAATATTATTAACACAATCATCCCATTCACTAAAAAAACGAATGATAATGCCATCATCAACTTCGTGAATAGAAGGAAATCTCTTAAGCAATTCTACTTTTCGTTTATTAATTAGCATATTAACCTTTTCCAATATTAATTTTCTTTCATTTGACATATCATGTTATTGTTAACAATATGGTACATTTTGAATTTTTTCTTTTGCTTCGGGAGTATCAATATCCATGCTCGTATAATTACCAACATATCCTTCAACATATTCCCTAATAAATAACATTTTTATTTTCGAAGGTGCTCTTTCAAATGCCACAAATTTAATTTCATCACCTTCACTTGTGTTTAAATCAACATTTATATCCAGCCAATTAAAGCCATTAAACCATG